CGATATATTGTCAATTTTCTACCTAAATACTACGTGACCTGTATGTATTTATGAGATATCGAGGTAAGTATCGTGTTTCCAATCCCAGGAAATACAAAGGTGATCCACGAAACGTGGTATATCGCTCCTCATGGGAGTATAAATTTATGCAATGGTGTGAATCCAACCCTTCTGTAGAAGAGTGGGCAAGTGAAGAGATTATTATACCTTATATTAGTCCTGTTGATGGTAAACGACATAGATATTTTCCAGATTTCTACGTTAAAGTAGGAAATAAGAAATATATTGCAGAAGTTAAACCAGCATATCAAACGAAAGAACCAAAAACTCAAAAGCGAAACACTAAAAAATATATAAGTGAAGTTATGACTTATGCTGTAAATCAAGCAAAGTTTAAAGCAGCAGATGAGTTTTGTAAAGATCATGGTTGGGAATTTATGTTAGTCACTGAAAAAGAACTTAAAATCTAATGGCACTTCCATCAAGAGCGAATCCCGAATACGCAAGATATAATTCATTTCAGGAGTTTCTGGCCAGAACTAAGGGCAGGGATAATTCTCCTAGTTTTACCAATTTATATTCGGTAAAATTTGGCACACCACGGATGCTGAGAGCACCTCTTGTTCTATTGGGACCAACACAAGCTTCAAGATTAGAAGTTAATGGACAAAATGATTTGGATTGGTTACTCGATTATTATGCTGATACTGTAAATCTTCCAAGTAAACAGGTTACTACTTCACAAACTCCTTATGTTGGATCACCATTTAAGTATGCAACAAATACAACATATAGTCAGATTAGTATAAACTTTAGGATGCCACGTTCTCAATACTCAAGAAACTTCTTTGAGAGATGGACAAGCTTGATGGCAAGTGATAGTGAGCAATATACAAGATATTATGATGATTATGTTTGCCCTAAAATGATGATTTACAAGTGGGAAAGAGGTGGTGGAGATATAGCAGTTACTGATCCTGCAATACTTCGTTCTATAAGAGAATCTGGAACGGTAGATGCGTTAGTAGCAAGAAAATATCAATTAACTGCTGCTTGGGAACTTCAAAATTTATATCCATATAATATTGGTTCTGTTCAGTTGAATAACCAGAATGCTCAGACAATGACTATGAGTGTTGGTTTTTATTATGAGAGATATCGTTTCTTTACTCAAGATCAGTTTGATACTAATACTATTCGTTATCTTACTGTCGGTTCTAACATTGATAATAATACCGATCAATCAACTTCAAATAACCAATCAATTCTACAGACCGTTGTTAACTCACTATTGACTGTTACTGGTATTGCCTAAATAAAGGTACTGATGTGAATTTTATGGCATTACCTAAGATTAGTGTACCTAAGTACAAATTGAAACTACCCTCAGACGGTAGAACTGTGAGTTTCAGACCATTCCTTGTAAAGGAGGAGAAAATTCTTCTCTTAGCTACTGAGAGTGGAGAACAAGCTACTATTGTTGACGCAATCAAAAATATCATCAAAGATTGTACAGACATTACAGATGTAGATAAACTTGCTACATTTGATATTGAATTTGTTTTCTTACAGATTCGTACAAAATCTGTTGGTGAAAGTGTAGATGTTACTGTAACTTGTCCTGATGATGAGGAAACTACTGTATCCATCTCGATTCCTCTAGATGAAATCAAAGTGAAGAAAACTAGAGGGCATAAGAAGGAGATTAAAGTTTCTGATGAAGTTGCTATTACGATGGGATACCCCAGTCTTGAAACATTTGTCCAAATGAATTTTGGTGATGAAGCTGGTGTTGATCAGGTTTTTGATATGGCAGCAAGTTGTGTGGAATCAATTTCTGATGCTAATCAAGTTTATGATTGTTCTAACCTTCCTCAAAAGGAACTGCTAGAATTTTTTGATCAACTGAATAGTAAGCAATTTATGATGATTCAAGAGTTCTTTGAGAAAATGCCTAAATTGACCCATACTGTTAAGGTTACTAACCCTAATACTGGAGTTGAAAGTGATGTTGTATTGGAGGGACTAGCGGCTTTTTTCGAATAGCTCTTCTTCACACCAATCTACAGTCATATTATGAAGGCAACTTTGCCATGATGCATCATCATAAATGGAGTATCGCTCATATCGATAATCTGATGCCATGGGAAAAGGAGATCTATGTTAATATGTTAGTCAATTTCCTCAAAGAAGAGGAACGTAGAATGAAGGAGCAACAAGCATCTGGTGGCTAAATTACAAGGATACAAATTTGTAAATCCTGGAGTTTCAACTACGAAATCTCCAACAGTTGCTGCTGCCAGAAGACAAACCTTAGCATTGAATAGATTAGGGAGTACAATATCTGGAATAGGATCGGTTGTTAAGGATATAGAAAATATTTCAATTGCTCACGTAAAGCATGATAAGTTAAGAGCAAAATTAGACCGTCGCAGAGAAAGAAGGGAATTAGATCAGGCGGCAGAAGAAGCAATAGAGAATAAGAAGGCAGCAAAACGAAAACCCAAATTAAGCAGAAAATCCTTAAAGATTGCTAAGGGTGGTCTTAGTTGGATAGAGAAATTTTTAAGACCGATTGGAAAGTTTTTTGCTTCCATACTCAAATTTGCTATTACAAAGGAATTACTTGAGTGGGTAGGAGATCCTGCTAATACTGAGAAATTATCGGAGTTTCTAAGGAAAACACACTTTGTTTTCGAAAAAATATTTGGTTGGGCAGCGGGATTTACTAACAATGTTCTAGAAGGATTTTCTTCTTTAACGGATCCTAATGGGACATTTGCAGAAAGGTTAGGTGGTATTGGAAATATAATGAAGGGTTTGATCGGGTTAAAGTACCTGATGAACCCATTTAGTCTTATAACAGATATTATAGGATTAATCGATTTACTTGGTGGTGGAGGTGGAGGTGGTAAACCTAAGAAACCTAAGAATTATAATAATAGACCATCAGCCAAAAATCCATCTGGTGCTGATCCTAATATAGATGGACCTAGGGGTCGACCTAGAGTAAAAACTGTTATTGATCAGTTTGGTGAAGCAGCAGGAAAACAATATAAGAAGATTCTTGCAGAATATGGTGATGATGCTGCAAGAGCATATGAACAGTTTCTACGACAATCTGGTGGAAATCCTGTAAAGGCACTTCAAAAGTGGAAGAGACTTAAATTAAAACCAGTAGTATACAAACCAACAAAATTACAGAAAGCTGGTGATTTCTTTGGAGGTCTTTTTGATAAGGGTGTTAAAAAGGGTCAGGAGTTTGTTGGTGATGTTCATAAAAATCTGAAAAATTTACCTGCTTGGGCAGGAGAGCAATATAGTAATTTATCAAAACATGCTCAAAAGGGTTGGGATAATGTTGTTAAAGCAAGTAATGCAATTGGAGATTGGGGTTCAAAAAAATATGCTCAGGCAGGAGACATGTTTAATAATGGAATTAATGGTCTTAAATCTGGTGCTAGAAAATATCTTAATGATAAAGTATTAAAACCTCTTGAACCAATTATTAAACCAATTGGTCAGAAAGCCAAATCAATTGGTCAGGGATTGATGGATGGTTTGATGAAGATTCCTGGCATGGATAAGGCAACGTCTGTTCTTAAAAAGAAAGGTATTGCTGGTTTTGATGGTATTGCAAAGGCAGGTAGTAAATTAGGAAAGAGAGCAGCAGCAATTCTTCCTGTTGTTGGTGGTCTTGTAAACCTTTTCTTTGCTTATCAACGTTTTTCACAAGGTGATTCTATTGGTGGATTGATTGAAGGTACTTCTGGTATTTTGGATGTATTTGGTCTTGCTACTGCTGGTGCTACTAGTGTTATATCCATGCTTATGGATGGATACATGTTCGTTCGTGACTTTGTTCCTCAATTACAACAAGGTGAAGAAGCAGTAGTCGATGCTATGGGATTAAGGGGATTTAAAGATAGTATTGATAAGGTTTTATCTAAGTTACCTGGTCTTGATGTGATTGTCAATACACTTATGAGTCCATTCAAGAGTGATGAAGAGAAAGAAGAGGAGAAGGGGGAAAAGAAGAAGGCATGGTGGGATCCTTTGGGAGCATTTACTGGTAAAGATAAGAAGGGAGAAACAAAACCTTTACCAAAAGATAAACAAACTAAAGAAATTAAGAAGAATCAATGGTGGGACTTTCTTGACTTATTTCCAAACAGAAAGGAAAAACCTCAAGAGATGTTTCTTGGTGGTTTATGGAAGGGTATTAAGAAAACCGTTGGTAAGATTGTAAGTAATCCTATAGTTCAAATTGGAGCACAATTTATTCCTGGTGCTGGTCCAATCATGGCAGGACTTAACATGGTTGCTAGTGGTAATCCTATGGGTGCATTGAGTATGATTCCTGGTGTAGGTGGAGTAATGGGTCAAGTTCAGAACTTTATGGCTAGTCCTTGGGGTCAGGTAGCAACTAATGCTTTACAGGGGAACTGGACTGCTGCCATCACTGGTGGTATAAGTCAGTTTAGTCCAAAGTGGGGAAGTATTGCTGGTGATGTTATGGGTGGTAACTACTTGGGTGCTTTAAATACGTTTAATCCTAAGTGGGGTGGTATTGCTTCTGATATTATGAGTGGTAATTATGGAGGTGCTTTAGGTGCTTTCAATCCTGAAATGGGTGCTATGGTTTCGAAGGGAATGGCAATGATAGATTCATTTAGGCAAGATCCTATGGGTCTGATTAGTCAGATTGCAGAACAACAGGGTATGGGAGGAGTCCTTAAGGCAGTTACTGGTTTATTTGGTGGTGGTGATAAGATGACTGCTATAACACAAATTGCATCCGAGATGGGTATCGATCCTAAAGTTCTTGGACATGTAAATAAGGCACATCAACAGATACTAAAAGAAGGTGGACTTTCTGCTGAATATGCTATGGAACAAGCTATGGAGTTTATTCCTATTCCCACGATTATTGAAAAGATTGTTCCTATCCCTCAAGGAGTACCAATAAATAGTGGCGGTAACCTCAATGAAATAGTAATATCTACTGCAAATTCTTTACTTGAGAGAGCAAAAGCAGAGGCACAATCATAATGGCAACCATAAAAAAATCTTCTAAAATTAATTTCTACAAATTTGTACAGGTAACGAAATCTTCTGGTGGTGATAAATCTGTAGAAGGTGCAACTGTAAATTCTCTCAATATGAATACTGTTGCTATCAATAATCTGGGTGCAACTGTAAACTCTATTGGAAAAATTGCTGAAGATTTTAAAAAGATTCAACTTGCAAGATTAGAATTTGCAAGGAAAAGTGCTAAAGAATTTGAAGCAAACTATACAAAAACACGAAAGAAAAATACTTTCTCTGGATTTAGTCCTGCTGCTTTAGTAAAAAAACCTAATTGGTTAGAAGGTCTGTTCAAGATGCTGAGTGCCCTAATCAAAGCAGCGATTGTTATACCTGCTTTGAAATGGTTAGGTGATCCTGCGAATCAGAAGAAAGTAAGAAATATGATCGAAGCTCTTACTAAGTTTATAAAGTTTATTGCTAAGGTTGCGGAGTTTGGTGTTGTTAATACTATTGAAGGATTATATACGTTACTATCAGATGAATCTAGTCCTTGGGAGAAGATAGGAGGACTTGTACAAGGATTAACTGGACTTGGAACTTTATTATTGGGTATGCGTTGGTTAAGTAATCCAACTAGAATTATTACAGATTTTGGTAATGTACTAATTTTCCTTCATAATAATCTAATTAGAGGTAGAAGGGGATTACTAGGTAGAGCTGGAGCACTTGGATTACTAGCAGGTGCTGCTTATGGAGGATATAAACTCTACCAACACCTAAATGAAGATGGATCGGGTGGAGGACCAGATCCAAATGATGATGGAAAGTCTCAGGGTGGTAAAGTCAAGAACATACCCTCATTTGCACAAGGAGGATGGATTAGTGGACCACAATCAGGATATGGAGTTTCATTGGATGGAGGGAGATCCACTTCGTTCATCGGACACGGCACTGAGTACGTTGCTAGAAAGGCAGATGGGGGAGCTTTCGTCGTTCCTTTTAATACTCCTGCAACAAAAACACAACCAAACCTAACAAATAAGAGGTTAGGTGAAGCTAAGAGTCAGGGATTTAGTTTACCTGGTTTTGATAGAGGAGGAACTCTACCAAAACTTAAGAAACTCTCACAGAAAGGTGCATTCGATCATGTATACAATCTAGCAAAACAATCAGGAGGAGCAAAGTTCCCTGAAATTGTTGCTGCTCAGGCAATGCACGAGACAGGATATATGAATCCTAGGAACAAGAGAAGTGTTTATAATGCCACAAACAGAACTAATGCTTTTGGTCAAACTGGTGACAGAGGATTTGGTACTATTCCTAGGAAGGGTTTTACTAATGGTTGGGCAAAATATGATAATTTATCCAGTGCAGTAAACGATAATATTAAACTTTGGCATGATGTGGGTAATCATGCTGGAAACTATAATGCTTTTGGTAATGTTTTAGATGGTATTGCTTCAGTTGCTCCAGCATATTCACCTAATGCAGATCCTGAAAATATTAAAAAGGGATATACTACTGACAAGTATAGTAAAGGAATGGTTAGAGCATTAAAAGTTGGTGGATTTGATGTTCTTGCTTTAAAGGATAAAAAGGCTCTGTCTTCATCTAATAGTGGTGGAGAAAGAAAAACTGGTAACGTCTTCTCAAACTTTATGGGTGGTGTTAAGAGTTTCTTTGGATTTGGTGATAAACCAGAAAATAATAGTAATAAGACAAAAACACAAAATAAAGTAAAGGCAGTCAAACCTGCATCACACCCTGATACAGGTTCTGGATTTACTGTTGCAGGATCAAGGGATCAAAGTGGTAGACCTTTAGTATTCTCAGAACCAGCAGCACAACAATTTGCTGCAGCAATGAAAGATTCTGGAATCGATTTAGGATCATTTGTTGCAAGTTCTGGTAGAAGTAAAGCTAAAAACACTTCAATTAAGGGAGATCCTAATTCACATCACTTATATGGTGAAGCACTTGATATTAATGGTGAAGGATATCAATGGTTGAAAGCAAATGGTAAACGTTTTGGTTGGCAATATGGTTACAACCATAATCCTGACAGTGCTCACTTCAAGTATGTTGGTGCTAAAGCAGGTACTACACCGATATTATCA